GATGTTGGGTAGTAGTAATAAGTGAGTAAGTCCAAGTACCAAACAAAGCAAGTAATACGAAATTGATAGTCATTACGATGTGAATAAGTTTCATGTTGATCTCCAGTAGTTGAGGAATAAAAAAAAGGTAGTGGAGTGAACCACTACCTTGTACAAGTTACTCGCTGCGAGCACGAACTTCTGCGTCCTGCTTCATCAATGCACGAAGAGATTTGACTTGATTCAATGCGTCTTGAACCAACTGGCTACGAGGATTGTCGTACTTCTCCATGCTCCAGAGTGCGTTAGAGAGCAACTGCTGAGCGAGGAAGATTTGGAGACCCGCAGGTTTGCGTTCTGTGAGATTGTTGAAAGCGGAAAAATCGAAATTGTTTTGCTGTGACATTTTTAGCTCCTTGAGGTTGATGAAGTGAAGGGGATTCGCCCCCCTCACCAGGCTGAGAGTGAAGGGCAAGGGACGCCCACAGGCGTCACGCAGTTTCGCCGTAAGGCGAAATTGGTAAAGCGGAAAGGCGAAGCCCGCAGCCATGCCATAAAGGAGCGCTTGCGCGACGACTGGCGTGGTTTCTGCACTGCCAACCCTGAACAAGAAGCGGGGGGCGCAATCCACAAGCTTTAGCAAGATCAAATATGGAGCGTTGTCATAGTGAAATGATTAGATTACCGCAACGTTCCAGCAGATGTACCAAGGGCGTAATGAAGACTAGTGAGGGTTGTGTACCAAACAGGTAGAGATAGAACAATCTAGGCCAGTTTAAAGGGCTGTTGGATATACAAACAGTGGATAGGCTAGGTGATGGATAACACACATCAGCATGAGGCTAAGTTGTTGATGTGTATAGGTGAGTTATACACAACTTATCCACAGGAACTATAGTGGTAATAGTTATATAGATAGTTACCCTGCTATATAGTGTTATAGGGGTAGGGGGGGAGCAAATTAATTTTTATAAATATTAACTTATAGAACCTTATAACGGCGGCTATACTTTTTTAAACAAAGGGGGGTTATTAGTAACACTAGGTAGATGCTCGTGTCTACTGACACTCGCATAAAACATTCTTTAATAGCTGCTGTATATACCTGAACCTAAGAAAGAAAACAGTAAAAGAAAGAAGCCCTCAGTCTCTGAGTTTTCAAAAACCTTGTCAAGTCCACTAAAGGTACTCAAACAGAAAATAAATATTCTTTAGTGTCACCTATGCGACAGACACGTAAGATAGGAAAGCTGATATAGTCTTGACCGTTGGTGCATAGTACCCAAACAAACCCTTCTGGGGAGTTGGTTGCTTAACCGAGTTTGGAACTCCCTGCACCAGCACCTAACAAGGAGTAATACATGGCTACTGGTAAAAAAAGCAGCGGTGGGAAGAGCGCAAACGTAAAGAGTGCAAGTGGAAATAAGTCACCAGCTTGGCAACGTAAAGAAGGCAAGTCCCCTTCAGGTGGATTAAACGCTAAAGGTAGGGCTTCCTACAATGCAGCTAATCCTGATAAGCCAGGTTTAAAAGCTCCACAACCTGAAGGTGGTTCTCGTAGAGATTCTTTCTGTGCTCGTATGGGTGGTATGAAGAAGAAACTAACTTCTGCTAAAACAGCAAATGATCCCAACAGTAGGATCAATAAAGCCCTTCGTGCTTGGAAGTGTTGATATGGCAACTAAACCTAAATCCACTGTAAATGCTGCTGGCAATTATACAAAACCAAGTCTTCGTAAGAAGATTGTCAGCCAAGTGAAAGCTGCTGCAACACAAGGAACTGGAGCTGGTCAATGGTCAGCCCGTAAAGCACAACTTGTTGCTAAGAAGTATAAAGCCGCTGGAGGTGGCTATAAATCATGAGTAAAACCAAAACACATTATTTGCCTGATGGCAAAGTCTTTAAAGGTGAAACACATAAAGCGGGTACTAAGCTAATGACTGGAGCAAAGCATACTGCAACCAGTAAAGTCTTAACTCACACTCCTCCTAAAAAGGTAAAGAAGTGAAAGCCCCACAAAAATCCCTTAAAGACTGGGGTGATCAGAAGTGGCGTACTAAGTCTGGTAAACCCTCTTCTAAAACAGGGGAGCGATATTTACCTGAGAAGGCAATTAACGCTTTAAGTGCTGCAGAGTATGCAGCTACAACTAAAGCCAAGCGTAAAGGTAAGGCGGCAGGTAAACAATTTGTAGCTCAACCTAAAAACATAGCAAAGAAAACAGCGGGGTTTAGATAATGGCTAAAGAAAACTGGATTGCTAAAGCAACAAAGAACAAAGGTGGTCTTCACCGCAGCCTTGGTATACCTTTGGGTAAAAAAATACCTGGTCCAACACTAGCTGCTGCTGTTAAAAAGGGTGGGAAAGTTGGAAAACAAGCAAGATTGGCTCAAACTCTAGCCAAAATGCGTAAATAATAAGTGACTATGCAAAGACGTACCTCTAAAGACAAGCGATATAAGAAATCTGTGTGGTCACAGAACCAAAAACTGCAAGCTGTCAGCACATATCTCATGCTTGGCAGCATGGCTGAGACAGCTATTGTTACGGGTATACCCTTACCTACCCTTAAACTGTGGAGACAGTCAGATTGGTTCAAAGAATTTAGTCTCCAACTAAAAACTGAGGACGTACAACAGCTAGATTCCAATCTTAAGCGGGTTATCAACAAGGCTCTTAAGGCTACTGAAGAACGTATTGACTTTGGAGATGCCCAATTTGACCAGAAAACTGGGGATATTGTCAGAGTACCCATCAAGGCTCACGTTGCTTTAAAGATTACAACAGATTTACTGTCTAAGCAGCAGAAACTAGATGAAAACCCTATCAATAAAGAAGAGGTTGAAAGAACTATTGACGATAGACTGCTAAAACTTTCTGAAGAGTTTGCTAAGTTTGCTGGTAACAAGATGAACAAACTTGTCCCAATTGATATAGAGGCAAAAGTTGTCCAAACTTAACTCTGATGTAATGGAAGGATTTGTCAACTCGGTTCTTAGAAAGAACTTTGATAAACCTGCCGCTACCCCAGACTTCCATAAAGAAATATGGGAACTTGTTACTAGTAACAGTAAGCAAGTAGCTATAGCTGCTCCACGTTATCACGCTAAGAGTACAGCCGTAACCCATGCTTACACCCTAGCATCTGTCCTCTTTAGGGAATCTAGATACGTCCTTATTGTTTCAGATACTGTTACCCAAGCTGTGCAGTTTCTAGGAGACATTAAGAAAGAACTGCTAGATAACGATGACCTGCGTTCTCTATTTGGAGTTAAAGAGTTTCCCAAAGATACTGAGGATGACTTGATTGTTGAGATGGAAGATGGCTGGACATTTCGTATCCAAGCCAAAGGTTCTGAACAAAAGTTACGTGGATTGAAGTGGGCTAACCTTCGTCCAGACCTCATTATTGGTGACGATATGGAAAATGACGAGATCGTTATGAACAAGGATCGGCGTCAGAAATTTAAGCGTTGGTTCTATGGCGCTCTTATTCCATGTGTATCATCTACTGGAAAAATAAGGATAGTAGGCACTATTTTACACCTAGATAGTCTGCTTGAAAATTTAATGCCAGCCTCTTTATTATCTTCCCATCGAGGAGTTAAGAGTCTTATCAAAGAAGAACTGAAAGAGTATTCTAATAACGTCTTGCCCTGGAGGTCTGTCAAGTATCGTGCTCATACTGATGACTTTAAAACCTTGCTTTGGCCTGAGATGAAGACTTCTCAAGAGTTCAGAATGCAGAAGGATGACTACGTAAGACAAGGTCTGGCTGATGTTTATTCCCAAGAGATGCTCAATATCCCCTTGGATATTACCGATACCTTTTTTAAGAAAACTGATTTTGTACCCATAAAAGAAGAAGACCAAAAGAAAAACTTGGTGTACTATGCGGCCTGTGATTTGGCTGTATCCCAATCTCAGAAGGCAGACTATTCAGCTTTTGTTGTTGGTGGTATGGATGAAGATGGCAGGTTGTATTGCAAACACGTAATCAAACAACGAATGGATGCTTTAGAAATTGTCGATACAATTCTGATGATTCAAAAGATTTATAAGCCCGTACTCTTTGGACTTGAACAAGGTACGATTCAGAAAGCTATAGGACCCTATCTCAATGAGGAGATGCTCAAGCGTGGGGAGTTTATCAACACTGTTCTGCTCAAGCCTAGTGGTGATAAGTTAACCCGTGCTAGAAGTATCCAAGCTCGTATGAGAAGTGGGGCTTGTAAGTTTGACAAAGACGCTGAGTGGTATCAAGGCTTTGAAGATGAGCTTCTTAGATTTCCTAGAGACAAGCATGATGACCAAGTAGATGCTTGGGCATACTTGGGCTTGATGCTCGATAGGATGTGGGAAGCACCAACTGATAAAGAACTCGAAGAAGAAGAGTACGAGGCTTATATTAAAGAAAACAATTGGAACAATTCAGGTCGTTCCGCTATTTGTGGGTATTAAAAGCTATGAATCTTAAAGACAAGTTTGATATTAGTAACCTCGTATATGAGGCTAACATCGCTGACCTTCTATGTAAAGAAGACCTACAAACAATTGGATCTCAAGTTGTTGAGGACTTTGATACTGATCTAATGTCTCGTGGCAGTTGGGAAAAACGAACTGAAACTTCTTTAAAGCTTGCGCTACAAGTAGCTGAGACAAAAAACTTTCCTTGGGCTAATGCTTCTAACATAAAGTTTCCACTCATTACTATTGCTGCACTTCAATATCATGCTCGTAGTTATCCTGTTTTAATTGATAGCAACCTTCCTGTTAAGTGTCGTATTGTTGGTGATGACAAAGATGGTCAACGTGCTTTACGTTCGACTCGTGTTGAACAGCATATGAGTTACCAGCTTCTTGAAGAAGATGAAGATTGGGAAGCAGAGATGGACAAGGTTCTTATTACACAACCTATTGTTGGCTGTGCTTTTAAGAAAACTTATTACGATCCTATTCGTAAACACAACATTTCTGAAAATGTTCTAGCTAAAGACTTGGTTGTTAACTACTGGACTAAAAGTTTAGAGACAGCTAGTCGAGTTACCCACGTTCTTCAAATGACTAAGAACGAAATCTATGAGCGTGTAGCTCGTGGATTGTGGCGCGATATATCTAAAGATCGTCCCCAACAAAATGTTTCTATTTCTATGGGTGGTGGTTTACAAGAAACCCAAGACAAAGCTCAAGGGATGACTCCACCTGAACCCAATGATTCAAGCACACCAATTGAAATGCTTGAGCAACATTGCCACATTGATTTTGATGATGATGGTTACGCTGAACCCTATATTGTCTATGTACGTAGAGACAATAAACAAGTTGCCCGTATTGTTGCTAGATATACTGATGCAGATATTGAACGCAACCAAAAAGGCGATGTCATCTTAAGCATCAAAGCAGAACAATACTTTACTAAGTATCCTTTTATTCCATCTCCTGATGGTGGCTTTTACGATTTAGGCTTTGGAGTTCTTCTTGGACCACTCAACGAATCAATCAACACAATTATCAACCAGCTCGTTGATGCTGGCACTATGGCTAACACTGCTGGTGGATTTCTTAGCCGTGGCATTAAGTTACGTGGTGGCAATTACTCCTTCAACCCAATGGAGTGGAAGCACGTAGACACTACTGGAGATGACCTACGCAAAGGTATTGTTCCTCTTCCAGTTCGTGAGCCATCACAAGTCTTGTTTACTCTACTTAACTTACTTATCAACTATGGTGAGCGTATTGGCGGTTCTGTAGACATTCTTTCTGGTCAGAATCCTGGTCAGAATACACCTGCTGAAACTACTCGTACTATGGCTGAGCAAGGTATGAAGATATTTAACGGTATCTTTAAACGTACTCACCGTAGTTTGAAACAAGAGTTCCGTAAGTTGTACCGACTCAATCAAGTTTTTATTAGTCAAGATACTGACTACGTTTCAAATGCTATAAGCAAAGGTCTTATTTTAGCTTCTGATTACGATGGTCCTGTAACAGATGTTATGCCTACTGCTGATCCAAGCATTACATCTGATGCACAACGTATGCAACAAGCTATGGCTATTGCTCAACGAGTTGCTGTAACTCCAGGCTTATATAACCAGTATGAAGTTGAAAACGCATTCCTTAAAGCAATCAAAGTTACAAACATTGAGAAGCTTCTTCCTGATCCCAAAGGTCCTAACGCTGTTCCTATTTCACCTAATCCTAAACTTCAAATTGAAGAGATGAAGATGAAATCTAAACAGCTTGAAGCTGAACTAGCTATGAAGATGGGACTGTTTAAACTTATGGGCGAAGCAGAACTCAATCAAGCCAAGATTCAAAAGCTGCAAGCAGAAGCAGAATCTATCAAAATTGGTATTGCTACCGAAGGCGAGAAGATGCGTATCCAAGAAATCAATACAAGTATTGCGCTTAATCGTGAACGTAGAGAAGGTATTCTTAGATCAATTGACACCATGAACAAAGTCTACGCATCAATGGTGGGTGGACAAACAGAGCAAATGTTACAACAAGTACCTGAAAGTCAAATGATGGAGGGTATGGAACAAATGCAACAACCGCAACTACCTATGTAATAAGGAGAAAAAATGTCAGCAGAGTTAGTAAGTTCAGAAAGTTTTGAAGAATGGAAGCATCACCCTGTAACTAAGCGTTTTATGAAGATGCTTACAGCAGACCGAGAATCCATGAAGGAAGGTTTGATCAACAATGCTTTTGAAGAAGAAGCAGAAATTAAAGGAAGATGTCGAGTAATTGCTGTCATCCTTAACATTGAGTACGAAGATCTGTTTGAAGCTAGATAAGAGAGAAACAAATGAGCAATCAATCTGGAATCAACCCTTGTGGTTGGAGGGTGTTAGTAAAGCCCCAAGAGATTAAAGAAGTATCTGAAGGTGGTATTGTTCTTACTACTGGAAGTTTTAAAGATCGAGAACAGATGGGTAATACCACTGGACTTGTTATTGCTATGGGCGATCAATGCTATGCCGATGAACCTGCACCTTGGTGCAACGTTGGCGACAAAATAATTTTTGCCAAGTATGCTGGACTGCTTTACTTAGGTAAAGACGGAAACCAATACCGCATGATTAACGATAAGGATGTCACAGGCACTCTAGATGCTGACGTAAATCTTGTCGATCCATATTTAGCCAAGGGGTAAACCATGAGTGAAAATGATACTAGTGACAATGACACAACATCTTCTGAAGTTCAACACGAAGCTGAGTCTCAAGGTTGGGTTCCAAAAGAACGCTATCGAGGAAATGAGGCTGATTGGGTAGATGCTGAAACTTTTGTAAAACGTGGTCGAGAGATTCTTCCTATTCTGAGAAAGAATAACGAGAACCTTGTCAAAGACTTAAACGCTACAAAAGAGCAACTCAAAGACTTTCGAGAAGCTGCTGAAGAGTTTAAAAAGTTTCAAAGAGAATCTTACGAGCGTAAGGCTAATGAATACGAAAGACGTATTCAAGAAATAAAAGAAAGTCGTGCTCAAGCCATAAGTGATGGTGATGGGCAAAAAGTTAGTGCTTTAGATGACGCACTAGATGAAGCCAAAGAAGATTTAAAAGAAGCAAAGCAAGCCGTTAAGGATGTTATTAGCGTACCCGAAGAACCAACTACAGTTGCAGTTGACCCCAATTTGCAATCTTGGTTGAATAAAAATTCTTGGTTTGGTGAAGATCGGCGTATGACTAGTATTGCTAATGGTCTTGGTGAAGGGCTTCGATTAGAGTTTCCTGGTATCAAAGGGCAGGCTTTTCTTGAAAAATTAGATGAGGCACTAGCAGAAGAATTTCCCAATAGGTTTGGAGGAAAGTCTAAAAGTCCTAGTACTAACCGAGTGGAATCAGGGTCAGGTAGACAAAGTAGAAGTAGCAGTAATGCCCAATCCTATGAAAACCTCCCCCCAGAGGCCAAGGCTGCTTGTGATCGGTTTGTTAAGCAAAAGCTTATGACCCGTGAACAATATGTAGAAGACTTTGACTGGAATTAAAAAACCCCTTGACAAACCAATTTAAAAGGAAACAATATGCCACGTGCTCTTAACGAATTTGAAAAGCGAGATCGTCTGATTGAGAAAGCAGCAGAAAGGGAAGCATCTGTTTCTACTGCTTCTGCTGTTACCACAAACCCACAAGGAAGTGGTACAGTGCGAAAACGCCGTAATGTATTTAATGGCACAGAAGTTAAACTTAGTGTAAGGCAGCAAATTGATGGATACCATCTCCACATCTTTACCGATACTGGAAGTCGTATTCAAGAAGCCCTAGATGGTGGTTATGAATTTGTTAGCCCTATAGAGGTAGGTGGGGTAAGTGAAAACGTGGTTAGTCGTAATGGCGACCTTGGAGAAAGAATTAGGTATCTTGTAAATCCTCGTGCTGAAGGCACTGAGCAATTTGGATACTTAATGAAAATACGGCAAGAATGGTACGAGGAAGATCAAGCCGAATTTCAAGTGAAAAACAACCGTATTGATGCCGCTATACGTAACGGTAAAGTCACTGGTGATCACCAAGGCTTTTATGTTCCTAATGACGGAATCAAACTTACTTAATTTATCTGGAGGCTTTTATGGCAAACGTAAATCGTCCTGGCGGCTTAAAACCCGTCAGCTATCTCAGCGGAGCACCCTACACAGGACAAGCTCGGTTGTACTCTGTTCCCGTTAATAGCTCCGCCTTGTACATTGGTGATCCCGTTACCTTGAGTGGTAGTGCAGATACTAATGGTCTTGCTGGTATTGCTATTGGTGTTGCTGGTTCTGCAATCATTGGTGTTGTAGTTGGTTTCCTTGTTGCTCCTCCTGGAGTTAGCTTGGTTGCCTCTAACATTGATTTGACTATTCGCAGTATCCAAGCAAGTGCCACTACTGTTCAATATGCTTTGGTTGCCGATGACGCAAACATTGTGTTTGAAATTCAAGATGGTCAAACTGTTCCTACTGCCGTTACTGATATTGGTCGTAATACCAATTTCTTGATTGCTGCTGGTGCTACTAACTATAGTGATTCAGGTACTGTAACTGCTGCTACTCTTACAGATAGCACCACTGCCAACTTGAAACTTATGGGCTTTACTCAGCGTGTAGATAATCAACCTGGTGCTGCTTACGCAAAACTTTTGGTACGGATCAATAACCATGTTTACAGTGCCTCTACTGGCACTGCTGGCATTTAATTAGGAGAATAGATTATGGCAGGCATTATCACAACCAGTTCCCATCCCAAGGCCTTATGGCCTGGTATCAAAGCTTGGTGGGGACAAACTTACAATGAGCATCCTGAAGAGTATGTGGATTTGTTTGATAAAGACACTTCAAATCAAAACTATGAAGAAGATGTCCAACTGACTGGATTTGGTCTTGTACCAGTCAAGTCACAAGGCTCTGGCGTTCAGTATGATTCTGAAGTTCAAGGTTACGTAACTCGCTACACACACGTTGCGTATGCAATGGGTTACATCGTAACTAAAGAAGAGATGGACGATAACCTCTATGAGCAAATCTCCAAACAACGTGCTGCAGCTTTGGCTATGTCTTTCCGTCAAACGAAAGAAAACGTAGCTGCTAACGTTTACAACCGTGCTTTCAACAGCACTTATAAAGGTGGTGATGGTGTTGAGCTTTGCTCTACAGCTCACACCAATACCACTGGTGGTACTTGGGCTAATAAAGCTGCTGTTGATGTGGACTTGTCCGAAGCTGCTTTGGAAGATGCAGTGATTGCAATCATGGGTCTGCAAAATGACCGTGGTTTGTTAGTCGCTATTCAACCTAACACTTTGCACATTGCTCGCCAAGAAGTGTTTAATGCTCAGCGTATCCTTGGTTCTACTTACCAACCAGGTAATGCCAATAATGACATCAACGTCATTAAGTCTGGTAATTATCTGCCAGGTGGTTTTAAAGTGAATCACTACTTCTCAAGCCCCCATGCTTGGTTTATCCGTAACACCATCCCTGGTGGTACTGGTATGAAGTACTATGAGCGCCATGAAATCATGTTTGATCAAGACAATGATTTCGATACTATGAATGCTAAAGCCAAAGGCTACGAGCGTTATAGTTTTGGTTGGTCTGATCCTCGTGCTGTTTGGGGTTCTAACGGTCCCTAATTGTTATTAGTAACAATCCCCCCTCCCTAAAAAGAGGGGGTTCTTTTTATAAAGGAAACTTATCATGGCTTATGGATTACAGAAAAAAAGAGTGATGCCAACCACAGCAGCACCTAAAAAAATGGCTCCTGCTAAAAAAATGGCTGGAACTAAGATGATGGCTACTAAAAAAATGGCCTCAAAAGCACCTATGTCTAAAAAGAAAATGTGACATAGAATGCTGTTTCCAATGACGCTCTAGCAATAGAGCGTTGTTTAACTTAAACAACGTCAAAGGATTTATCATGGCTTCCCCTACCCGTTTCCCCGCTGGTGTATCTACACAAGCAATTGGTTCTACTCTAGGACAATATCCCCTCCCTGATCCCACAGACTTGTCTGTAGACTTTGAAGATTTTTTTCAATATGTTGCTGGTGATTGGACTGTAACTAACACTTCAAGTTACCAAACTATTGGTCTTGTTACTGGTAATGGTGGAATAATTTCTACTACTGGCGGTGCTTCTAGTGTTACTGGCAACATTGGTGCTATTCAAGCTAACCCTTTAAACTTTAATATTGCCACCAATACAATCACAGCTACTGCTCCTCCTACTCAAGTAGCTTGGTTCTATACTGCATTTAAAGCCACTACTGCTATTAACGATCAACTACAAGTTGGTGTAGCTAGTTCTATTGCTGCTTTAACTCCTACTGATGGTATCTACTTTAACAAAGCTGCTGGTTCAACCGCAATCACTTTTGTTGTTCGTAAAGGCAGTGCCTCATTAGCTGCTACTGCTTACTCAAGTGGTACTACTACTGTTGCTACTCTTGTTAATGCCACATTCATTAAGTTGGGTTGGTACTATGATGGTAAAGGCAACATTGATGTATTTGTTAATGATGCAAAGGTTTGTTCTGTTGATGTAGGTGCATCTACTGGAACAATGGTTGCTACTTTCCCCAATGCTACAAACTTGGGTATGGGTTTTGGTTGTAAAGCTGCAGCAACTGCTCCTACTACAGCAGACATGATTGTTGACTTTATGTTGTCTGCTCAAACTCGTGCCTATTAAGACAAGTAGTTAAAAGATAAAGAAACAGCATTACT